TGCTTCCAAGAAATCCATATATGTACTTCCAGGATTTGCCTGCTGGAACTGCTGAAATAAAATCATTTCAGATGCTTCATTTCCACTTGCAGCATTTGCTGCACTCTGAGCTCCCTGTGTGAGCATACCCATGGCGGCTGGAGTGGTTGTCATTTGAGCAGCTGTAGTTCGACTCGCCATATCAAATACTCGATTACCTGCAGCTCCGCCAAACATAAAAGTTTGTTGTCGAGCGGCGATGGCTGCCTGAGATGTTTGTGGTAGCTGCCAACCTGTTCTTTCGGCTGATCTTATAAGTTCTCGTTCGCTAAATCCTGTTCTATTTCCTGCCTGAAGAGCGATAGCGTTAGCTGCAACATCTTCACCAAGATAGCCCATATTCGTTATTTCTCTAGCGCGAGCCATACTAAATTTACCATAACCTCTAGCACCAGAAGCTCTAACGGCCGATGAAATTGCAACTGCTTCATCCGCAGAAACTCCCATTAAAGCTAATTCATCTGCCGCAGTTCTTGCACTTTCACCACCCATTCCAGCGGCAGCAACATTTCCTCGTCCAAGCCTATAATTCAAATACATGCTTTCTCTTGCTCCGATGAGCCTCTCTTGACCCATTCTTGCTGCTGTTTCTTGTGCAGAAGCCTTTACCGACTCATCTCTAAAGGCTTTACCAACGATAGCACTACCACCAACGGCAGCGACGCCAGCTATAGCCATACCGGCAAGGGGTCCAAAAATAAGTGTTCCTAATGCCGTTGCAATACCCGAAACTATATTTCCTGCGCCTTGCTCACGTTCGAGCATACGACCACCAACTTGACCATAGGCCCCTCCCAGCATTTCAACAGGACGTGTAATCCCATATTTTGCATATGAAGAGACTAACGGGGCCACGGCTGTTAAACCAAGCCCAAGATATTCTAATTTCTTAGCATGCTCGGCAAAAGTATCTCTTTGATCTTTTGTGGATCTGCCTAGTATTTCAGCAAGAGATTTCATTCCTTCTGTTTGTGATCGCATGCCTTCTATTTGTTCTTTTAATAAATCACCAACATGCTGGCCTCCTGCCTGCTGACCTCCGGCATCAAGTACGTTTTTACTTCCACCAAAAGTCATGCTTCCAGCTTGCGCCTTGAGCGCCCCAGTTAAATCTCTTACTGCCTGTATGAGAGCCTGATCAGCCATCTACTTTTTCCCATGTATCCAGTGGAATCATTAAAGAATCTAAATCTACGTCCTCACCTTTTTCAAGCTTTTTGGCGAGTTCATCATACTCGTCTGTGTTTCTATAAATAACACGATTGTCTTCAGTCTCTTCTTCTTGTATGTCGTCGGAAAAATTGCGATATTCGCCCTGAAGAATCAGTTCGTATACAATATCTTCATCGGTGAGTTCTAAGAATTGTGGGTCGTTAGGAGGGATGTTGTATTTAGCTCTATAAATCAATCTAGCTAAATTGGTTTTGACTTCTTCTTTTGCACGCCTTTTAAGCTTTTTAAATGCAAAATCTTCTACATCATCGTCCTTATTAGACGACGCCGAGAGCTCACGTCGGAGAAGATTCAGCCGGAGCTGGTTTACGAAAAAAGGCGAATGATTGGTAGTCTGTGAGCATCTGGCGGAGGGTTTTCCAGTCTTCAGAATCTAATTCTTCAAAATTCAGATCTGCTGGCTTATCCACAATAACAATATTTAATGTGGCTGCGGCATAAGCCAGCGTATCTGAAACTTCATCAAGAGAATTAAATCCTGCCTTATAAGCAGCAAATGTTTGTCCAATTGATATTTGCTGTCCGACGGTGGGAGTTCTATATCTAATCTTGTATTGCTTTCCGCCTAATTCGTAATCAAAGTATTGCGAGATTTTCTGAGCCATTTTCTATACCTCTTTATGCTGTAGTTTCAATAAATCCTGCTGCTTCGCCCTCTACCGCCTCCGTCGCGAGAAGAGTACAATTATGGCTTACAATAGTGTGCTTTCTAACAGCCAGTGTGCCACGTCCGAAGATACAGTTGAGATACTGACGGATTATTTTGTTGGTTACCTTGTCTACTACCACAACCGTGAAGGGTTCCGTGGCAAGATACTTGTTGATGTTCTCAGGGAAGACGCCTACAGAGAATAGAGAGTCCTTCTTGAGTGACATCGATGAAACCGATAAGGAGACTCTATACATTGTAGGCACATACTCTACAACTCTAGGATCTCCGACTCCAGAAGCCGGTTCCGGAGCGAAATCTTCATCGGCAGTAACATCCTGAAGAAGCCCAACCGGCTTATTCTTGATGACCACCATGATGTTATTGCCACTATATACTTTAGCCATTATGATAACTCCTTAGCAAAGGTTAGATTGTTGCCTTGAACACGGTTGCGTGGATAGTGATCAACACGTAGTTGATTGGGAGCACTGGAGAGCATTCAAAGGACACATAGACAACATCCCCATCAGCAGTGAGTGAAAGATTTCTATATGCAGGATAAGCTACAGTTCCCACAATGATTTCGTTGTTTTCAAGTTCACGAAGGACCTGAATCAGGGAGCCCTTGATCATTTGAAGCATGTTCGGAGAGTTCTTTCGGCCGATGAAGGTCTTCAAGTTCTCTCTGCAGTTCTTAGCAATGTAGTTTGTTGCCAAGCGGACTGAGATTTCTTTTCTGTTGTAGTTGTCGTCAGAAATCCAAGAAGTTACACCCTGAACAACCTTGAGAGCTGAGCCGACTCTTTCAATAGTGCAAATACCATTGTCGATAAGCTGGAGGATCTGGCGGTTCTTGAAGTAAGTCGAGAGACCTTGGATCCCAGAGATGTCCTTATTGGTGATAGGTTCGCCAACAGGGAATGAAGCAATCAAACCTGCGAGATAAGCAGCCGTGTAGGTACCATTGAAGTACTTCAAAGTTCCCTTTGTATCGAAAGCCTTGAGTCTTGGTGCACAGACAACCATGTACGGAGAGTTGAATGTTGCAGCATTAGCCTTCAAATCAGTAACAAGAAGGTCGGCGTCGCCATCAGCCGTTGAAGTTGTATTAGCAGGAAGGACGCCATCAGAGAACTGATAACCCACTAGTCCAATTCTTTCCTCTGACTTGAGGGTGCTCATTTCCTTGCAGTGAGCAAGTGTTGCTGAGAAGATTGCGGCAGCATCATCTGAGTTTGTGATTCCCAAGTAGTTATCTACAATCGGAACTATAAGGTCGATGTCTAGATCTTCATAGATTTCTGCCAACACACCAGTGTATGATGTAGAATCAATGGCGCCGACAGTGCCTTGAATAACGGCGTCAGCAAAGACGAATGGAAATTCAGTTGCTGGGGTGTTCGCTGTCTGTAAAAGAGTAAGATCCTTGGCAACTGCAGTAGTAAAAATGCTTGAAGTGTCTTCAGCATAAACGTATGGCTGAACGCCTGAGTTAAACCAATCGAACACAGCTTTCACATCGGCGCTAAGCGTATCTTCTGTAGAATCAGCAATAGTAAAGGAGGCTCTGTCATCTAGCTGTGCGCCAGTCATCTCCTTGAGAATAGTAAATGTGAAGTCGGCAGCATCGCCGCCGCCATTTGCAATCTCTGTCTTGATTCTTGAAACCAAATCGGTAGTTGATGCTACGCCGATAAGATTAATGACGTCACCGGGGGTTACATCATACGTTACGGTTAATACGTTCGAAACAATTGCAAGAGTAAGGCCTACGCCTGAAGCATTGTTGATCCTGAGAGCATCGTAGTAAATTCCCTGACCTTCAATGGTATTTCCCTGGGCCTCGACTGAAACAGTTACGCCTCTTACAGATCTTGAAGAACCAGTTGCGTGAGTTGTAACAACGATACCATTTGCCTGTGTTCCATAAGCATTAGAAAGAAGCGCAAATGGACAATAAGGCGTGTCTGTTATTGCATATTTACACTGAAGCGGGACGTTAGTAGGAAATTTATCGCCTGCAGCAGTGGCAACATAGTCTCCACCAACACGAGTAGCCCAAATATACTGAGCGCCTCCATTGAAAGCCATGGCAACACCGTCAACAAGCGGGCCCTCACCAAAAATGTCTGTCGCATCTGATAGAGAAGTCAAGAGATAGGCTTGATTTGGGATGCCGTCTTTGGCGGGACCCATCATTCCTATTACATTTGAACCGACAAGGCCGACCGGTGTAAGCGCCGTATCATCAACATACGTAGCAACCTGTGGCTTGATGTAATATCTCCCATTGAAGTACACACCCATTATATTTCTCCTATCGCATAGAGTGAAGATAAACCTATGTCATGTTTATAAATTAGCGACTTTAGGACG